CACACGGGACTAAATCCGTCCCGTACGTCGACAACGATCCGACGCACCGCTTGACCGCCACCGGCCGCGTACACGCCATTACAGCCGGATGCCACCGCGCATCGGACCAGCCGGCGACACAGAATTCTTCGGGTGCACCCGCATCGCACCCTTGCGGAAATTACTCCGCGACTCTCCCCGAGACATGCGGCCACGACGTCCAGGCATACGCCATCCTCCGGAAAAAGAGAAAAGAAACAAAGACAACAGCTCGCTACGCGCTAAAAGCAAAAAGACAACAGCACCGCGCGCGCGTGAAAAGCCGCGCACGCGCAAAAAGTCAACAGCTACAACCGCAAATCCAGCTGACACTCATCTGTCGAATCCTCGACAACACCACGGCAAGCCGCACAACACCGAAACGCACTGACGTGCTCACAGCCACACGTCTCGCACACCTTGATCTCCTTCCCAGGAGCTCCATGATACGCCACGAATTCAACCCCCTCTCCGACTCCCCCCCACCAGGGGAAGCCACCACTGGAACCCACCAACAGGGACCAGTGGGCACAATACAACAAGTAAGTATTGTGCCCACCGCGTCAACCGTGTCACTTCGACACGGCCGCCACCTCCGACGGCTTCGCCGGCGGAACCACCGCCGGCGCGGTCTTCTCCACCAAGCCGAGCTCCTCCAGCTCCGGCCGGTTCGCGGCATCACCGCAGAAATCGAGAAAGGCCACCGGATCGTTCCCGAAACGAGCCCGCACGGCCGCAGGAAGCGCCATAAAGCCCTCCTGGGCTCTCACCATCACCTCCTGCGCCTCACGGAACGACCCAACCGACGACACGTCTGCAAAGACCGGCTCCCGCCCCGAAAAAGGCACGACGCCCGTCTTCTCCCACCGGCCCATGATATCGTTGATATCTGCGCCCAACGCGTCCGACTGACGCGTCAACGACTTCTCCGAACACACCGTCGGGTCATCGACACCACCCTGACGCCACTCCGGATACAAATACCGCTTCGTCACGGCATCCCCCTCATTCCGAGATAACCAGCCGAGGGAGGCGTCGACGACGCCCCCTTCCAACGCTGAAACGCCGACGACTGCAGACCGGGATCCGCCAAGCCACGGCCTAACGCCCACAACCGCCCCGGGAGATTCTCCATACGAATATTCGGCAACCTCTCCCGATCCACCGCCGACGACGCCAACGACGCACCGGCCGCCGCTCGAGCAGACGCCGCCTGCGACGCCGTCAAATCATTCGCCAAACGCCACCGCAGGCCCGTCCAGGCCGCATTCATCGGAGCCGAACCACTATTGCCCCCCTCACGCGGGTCATTAAGCGACCAAGGCAAATCATTCACCTGCGTCTTCACGTTATCCAACAACTGACCGAACCCCTTCTGATGCTCCGTAAACACCTGCTTCTCCAGCAGCTCGGCCTGCCTCGCCTGAATCATCGAACTCATCGCCGACCCTGCGGCATCACCTAACACGTTCGGATTGGGCACACCCGCCATCGCACCACCAGGCGTCGACGCTCCGCCCTGCTGAAACGCCAACATCGGATTAATACCCGCCGCGCGCATGTCCGCCACGCCTCGCTGCCAACTCGTATTGGACATGCGCTCCTCAAACTCCCGCTGGGCCGACGCTTGCCCAGCGGCCGCATTGTTGCCAAGCAAACCGCCGACCAAATTGGCGACACCCGTCACACCCGCCGCTGCCAACAACGGCAACATCTCGACCTCCCTAGAAGTGGTCGATCAGACCAGGGACACCGTACACCGGCATCGGACGCGCACACCTGTACTGCATGTACGAATCCATGATGATATCCGGCTCGCTGTTCACCGCGAGCACCCGATCCAGCACCGCCGTCGTATTGTCCTCGATAAACGTCTGCGCCAACGTCGGCAACGCTCCGAAATTCTCGGACAAATTCCACACCGCCAACGTGCCGGCCACATACGGCCGGAACAACCCCGTGATGCGCGACGGCTTGTAACGGTACTCCGCGTACCGCTCCTGATACCCGAACACCGCAATGTTCTGCGCCGCATTGTCCGCCAGAAAGATCTCCTGATTGAGCACCGCCTGCTCGCCCAAATGGGCGAACGCCGGCCAATACATGTCGTTGATCGTCTGCGCCGACCACTGACGTTCAATCCCCTGGGCATACGACAAATCGGCCCGCACATTCACCAGGCCGATGACCAGCCCGTGCTCTGTAAACGACTTCGTGAACCCATGACCCGACGCGAACGAATGACCGAAACCGGACAACGTGCCGATCACCGTATTGTTCGGAGCCGCGCTCCCGACCGCAAACGGCGCCGACTGCGCCACCGGCGTCACATTCATGGGACTCGACCCACCGCCGAGGTACTCCGCCCGCTGCAGCCTAGCATCCGGCGACTTCACGCCGAAATGGGCAAACACCTTCTCGGTGTACCGCGTACCACCTCGCGCATCCCGCTCGAGAAACCGCTGCAGCTGGATCGACTGACGCAACGTGTTGATCGTCGGACCCGTAGGCACGTCCACCAACAACGCCGCACCACCAACACCAGCCGCCTGGATGTTGTTCGCACCAACATCGTTCAAGAAACGCGGCGTCGACTGCAGCGCCTGCGTCGAACCGATCGAGACAGCATTGCCGAACGTAATGTTCGTGTACACCGGGACCGTCAAACCGGCATACAACGTCGGACTAGACGCCGACTTCTGCGTCCACGGCAAACACGCCGTGAAGTAATCGTGGCGCTTCCCACGCCGCTGCGGCGTCAACGAGCCCCACGCGTCCGGACCATCCGTCAACGGCACCACGATCGACGGCACTAAATTTTCATCACGAAACCACTGGTTGTAAATCAACATGTAAGCTCTGATCGGCAACACCGAATGCGTCCAGCTCGCACCCGTACACGCGATGCTGGTCGGCAGCCCCAAGTAATCCTGGACCGACCCCACCGCATACCCTCCGGCCGGCACCGTCGCCTGGGGAATCGTGAACACCGTAAACGTCGACGGCTCCTGCTCGCCCATCATCTTGACGAAATTCGCCCACACGAGCCGATACGGCACGAAAAAGAAAAACGTCTCCACGAACATATTGTCCATCACCGGCTTGATCGGCGTCGACAGCCGGCACAACAGATGCGCCTGCAGGGACATCGTGTCCCCAGGCAAAATCCAATCCAAGAAAAACGGAATCAGATAACTCGCGTTGAACGTCGTCTTATACCCATGCGACCGATCGAACACCGACCGCTCGATGTTCGCCGACGGCACCATAGAAAACTGATGCTGCGCCGGCATCACTGACGGCATCCGCACCTTCGACATAGCTACACCACCTTCAGGCTAGGGGACTCCTTCAAATTCACGCACTCCGCCACCAGCTGCGGCGTATCCGCCAGCACCAACCGACCGACGTCGTCCCACTCACCAAACACAAACAACCGGAAATCCTCCGGATGCATCACCGGAGGCGCATCCGGCTGCGTCCGATCCCGACCGTTCACCAGGTCCGACAACGACCGCACGGCCGCACCCGTCGACTGCGCGAAAAACGGTGTCATGAACCCCGACACCTTCACATCGAACAGCGCCAGCATCACCAGCTTCATCCTAACCTCCTTAAGATCTTGGTCCGCGACTCGAGGAACACTTCGTTCTTCCGCAACTGCTCCCGCGACATACGCGGCTCATTCGCAAAACGCCGCCACTCACCTACCCGCGCCAACAACCGCTCCGCCTCCGGACTCCCGTCCTTCATCAACTTCCGATAATACCGCGGCATGGGGACTTCCTTACCGGACTGAATCACCGTCCCCTCCGGCTCCAGCTCCTCGCCGAACCGCTCAAACCAGCCGGCACCAATACCAGGACGCCGGCTCATCTGACAAAACTCGGGCTCCCGCCCGAACACCTCACCAGTCGCACCATCGACCGCTAAATAGTGATCCACAGCCGCCTCTCCGCGCACCTTCTTGACGACATAACGCGCCACATACGCGGCTGAGTCGAAGGACACCGACCCAAGCTCATGAAAGCCATCCGGCCATAAAGCTGACAGTCGATCGGAGCGCCAAACAGGATGGTCTCCCCGACGTCCAGCAGGCCGCTTATCGGGGAAATCATAACCGAACAAAAGCCCGTGATAATGAGGACGTCCAACGTCGTCCCCATATTCACCAGCATAGAAATACCTCACCCTCTGCGGAACGATCTCCGCCCGCAACCGCTTCATGAACAACGGAAACGCCCGGAGGTCCAACGACCCCCCGGGCGGAAGATGCTCATCATCGTACGTCAGCGTTAGAAAAGCGTTGTCCTGGTGCAACGAGGCTTCGTGCATACAACGCACCGCCCATTGGCGCGACCGCTCCAAATCGCACCCCAGGCAACTCCCACACGGGACTAAATCCGTCCCGTACGTCGACAACGATCCGACGCACCGCTTGACCGCCACCGGCCGCGTACACGCCATTACAGCCGGATGCCACCGCGCATCGGACCAGCCGGCGACACAGAATTC